CCAATAATTCCACCTGTGTTTCCGGGACATCCCTTCCAGCCAGTTCAAGAAATCTTTGTCTCTTTTCTATAGACAATGACTCAGCACCCTTATCTTTGATCTCGTACAGTAACTCAGTTGATTCACGCTGCATACGTTTTCTATCCGTAAACGGTTTGGAAAACGCCGAATCTATTTGGGATGGCATTCCGGAAAGAATATCATCTCTACCTGTTATCCGGTTGATTATTTTTGATGACTCTTCAATTGCTACTTTATTTTTCTCAAATTGAGCAACCGCCCACTTCGTTTGGCGTTCCATTGCCGCCATCCAAACTTTATGGTGCCTACGCTCAGCCTCCATCTGGTATTTCTTAGCTTTATTATAATTCGAAACAGCTGTCTTTAGGTCGAAAGCTGTCTTTACCGTAGCAACAGCGGTGACGGCCGTAATAGCCATGGGAATAAGAGTCTTCCCTACTGCCCCAATTTTACTAAGAAGTCCGCTTGTATCGCCTTTCTTTTTCTTCCCTGCCTTTACTGTTTCTTTGAGTAAGGCCTTGGTCCATTTAGCTTGGTACGCCCCCTTATTAAAGAAAGCCTTTAGAACACCAACACCAGCTTTGCTTTGCCTTTGTTCTGCCTGACGCATCCGAGGAAGTGCGGTACCTGCTCCCCTTGCTGCCTGTACTTTTTCCCCAGCTCCCTGTGAGAAACTATATGCCGAAGGGACAAGCCCGGCGCCGGCCCGCTTCTCGCCACGCGTAGAAAACTTTTCAGCTATTCCTTTACCCAGACCAAAAATATCTGTCGCAGCTCCAGCCGCCATTTTAGCTATGGGGAACATGGGACCCAATGCTGCCACACCCGCCGCCGTGGCAAGAGAGGCACCTGTAGATACTGTATGGGGCATTGTTCTTTTCAAAAAAGGTATTGCACCCTCTTTCAACTTTCTCTGTTCTCTTCTTGCCCCTTTACTTATTACCTTTTTAGATATGTTTAGACTGGCGGCACTGATACCTGTATCTTGCTCTACTTTATCCATTCGGCCTCTAAGTGCCTTCACTTCTTCTGATTGAGCAACGAAAAAGTCTTTGCTTGCATTTAGATTGCCGACATTATTTACAACAGCCCCAACGGTTTCAGCATCAATGTTCCCTGAGTCAATCATGCTGCTTAAAATGTTAAGAGTGGCCAAAACCATACCCACGGATTCTTTCGCCATCTTTTTGAATTCGCCACGCTCGTACGACTTATCCAAACCATTGAAGAATCCTAAATAATCTTTCTCCAACTTTGTCTTAAGTGCACGAAAGGTTTTCATATCAGCAACGTCTGCACCGAACACATTTTCTAAAAAGTATCTTCGATGCCGCTGACCGAAAGCGTCCTTCTCAAATTTCCATGATTGTCTAATAGCCATATCATTCCTGCGGTAATTCTCTACGTCTTTGTTCTATTAGTCTTGAATAGTGAAAGTCAAGATCAAGTGTACCGGTATTCCTTTGATCCAATACACCAAAATTCATATAATATGCTAAGTTAAATTCCCTCTCCAAAAGATTCTGCGAGCTGGGAGACATCCGGAAAAAAGAACTCAAATCGAAAGGGTACTTCCACAGTATCACCCTCCCCGCATTTAGAACACGTGAACTTACTTTCCATAACGGGACCATGGAAAAACTTTTCCTGGAAGGCTACAATTCGTAAGACATCCTTAGCGGGCATTTCCCTAAACTTCTCTAACGTCTGCAAGATATCATCATCTGTAACAACAGATCTGGCATACCGATACAAAAAGTCATCCTCTTTCTCTTTACCATATTTCTCAGTCTTTATTTCATCATCGACCGTAAGAAGCCTAAGAAATATTTCTTTGCCTGTGGAAAGCTTAACTGAGTATGGTTGCTTAAAATCTTCAGGAAGTTCGTTGGCTTCGATATTACGTAAGTCCACGGTTACTAATTCTGATGCAAGACAGTGGGAACAGACGGTACTAACATTGAGAGTACTTGTGTAAGAATTGACGCACTCCCAGAGTATGATGTACATCCGATCGCCTAATGTCAATTTGAGAGGATCTACCCCTTGAATCAAATCACGAAGAACTTCATAGTAATTTCTCTCAAGATTGGTGGGATTTATCTGGGCCAGATATACTTCATCTTTCCCTTGGTATGCTCTGGCTTTGACAGAATCTGCCTCGACGCCTTCATATACCAAACACCTAGAAGGTAGATTTATTGGTAGGAATGTGCTCATTTCTTCTCCTATGCTTTTACTAACTTAGTACACCTAGAACACTCCGCTCTAGTTTGTTTACATCCACAACATTTCCTAAAAGATCCATCGCTCCTTTTCGAATAGTTCCCAGCAAACTTGTAGGTACAATACCGTCCACGCTTAAAGATATGCTCGCCTTCATAACATCATCAATCTCATACGAAGGATGGATCCTAAGATGATTTTTAGGAAACGCCCCCTTAAATCTATACGTGGATGTCATAGATCCGGATTGATCAGACAAGAGAAGGTACATATCTCTACTATATTCTATCTTTGGATGGTAGTATCCCTGCCGATCAATAATCCTCTCATACCATCCGTAAAAATAATCCTGAACAGAACTATCTGTCGGCAAAAGAAAGACGAGATCTACAGCCTCTATCGCTTGGATACCCGCATAATATCTCTGAAAGGCACCATGCTTTCGCATGGATAATTCGGACATAGCATAATCTCCGAAAACAATATCCTGACAGTACTGCGAAACGTAATATCCTAACACACCATTGAAGCTTGCAAGCATAAATAAACGCCAAGTGAAAGCACGCTGTAGATCCCACTTACTAGTTACTGAAGGAGCAGCACCCAATTTAGAAAGGTCTAGTCCTATATTCTTCATTAGTTATCGTCTTCCCAATAATCATATGAAAATGTTACGTTATAAAATATGTTCGATTCGTCCTCATAAGCCAAAGGAACTTCATCCACCGCTTGCGGATAACAGCCAACCAATTTTATTTTACTCGTAACAGCTTTGTTCTGCCCGATCAATCTAAGGTACACATCCGCCTTAATGTCCGGATCATTACCACCAACACCAGTTCGAGCATTTTGAATGGCCTGCATCCAGGGATAGACAGCATCCCATGTTGCTCTGTCATTGCCCTCAATAAAAACAGCTGGCCAAATATGTGTCATAACTAATTTCCCAGGATACTTGACACCTGCGGAACCCATGTAGGGCACCAAAATTTCACCAAATGATCTCCCGGGAATAGCGGTGCTTTGGGCCCTAACCTCAAGGTGATCCCGGTCTCCACCGCCAATAACATTAGCAAAAGCCACATCCCATAGATACACTTTGGCGGGACTACTAATATCATTTTTCAAATTATCTGCACTCATCCTCATAATACAAACCTCTATTCCTTCTTAATTTATGTTACAGTAAACCACCACGTGATGAAATTTCCTCGAACGAAACTTTTGTACTCGATACAATAGTTCTCAATCGTATGAACTCAATGGCCCTAGCCGGCTTAACAAAAACGTCCACACGGAGTTCCCCAGCATCAATAGTGTCCGGAGTGTTGTTATCCGTATTGCATTCAACATAAAATCCCTTATCATTCGCTTCCGTTTGGAAGGCACCTTGTGCGGATAGTGGATCTAAGTATGAATTCAACATAGCTTCAACTCGGAACCTAGTTAAATCATTGTTATTCTCAAACACGAATGGCCGTAAAGAGACTGCCATTGATTTTTCTATAACAATTAGTAATCTACGAACATTGACATAACTGAGTGCGGAAAGCTTAGACTGAAGCGTCCGCTGACCATAAATCATATGGCCCTCACCATGGAATGTTTGCATAGCGTTCACAGAAGCTGGATTCATAACATCCCGGTCACCCTCAGTGAGAACCTCACCAGTAGATAAAGTTATCTCGATAGCATCATCAATGACTCCTCGGTTGCCTCCAGCCGGAGCTTGCCAAACGGCGCCGACCTGATCATTGTACGCGTACTGTGCCGCAACATACCCTGAAGGAGGAATCCTGATTAGTAGATCATTATAACTATCGTGGATCTTCGGCCATGGTCCATATAATGTTGCATAGCTTGTATTGAAATTTTGCGTAGTGGTTCTAAACAATACCATGCTGGCGGAAGACACCGTAGTTGAATACGGCACATCAAGTATCGCTAAGCAATCATTTCTTGCTTCTGCTACATCACGCATAGCTGTTTGGGTAGTCACATCTGTTTCCCCGCCATTAATGAGTATTCTAATATCCACTGCGTCAGGATTAAGGAACTGATTCCAACCTGTTATAACGTCCGAAGCTGAAATTGTACTACCATCTGAACCGGAAGCTAAGTTAAGCCGAGTGGAGACAGCTTCAGGCACCACTGTATCTGCAATCGCACTATCCAATAGATAGATGTACTTGCTCAAACCATTTACTTTATCTTCCATGTACAATTGTTTGCCGTATCCATCAACCTTTTGTTTTCTGGAAACTTTATGTGTCTCAACTTGAGCCCAATTCCCATCATCGTCTTGCCAATACACTAATATTTCAAATGTATATTGATCAGTAGGAACAAGATCCGTGCCGTCCTTTATATTCTGAATGACAACACCAATTCGGTTATTCCACACACCTGGATTCTTACCGACAATCTGGAACAATACGTCATCATCGTATCCTGTTGGTTCAGCGTATGCTGCAGAAGATGCACCGGCAGTAAATGCCGCACTATCTTCTAACGACACCGACGACATAATATCGACACCACCCCACAACGCCCCATTATCAACCCGGAGGCAGTACAAAGCATTGCCTTTCTTAAGATAAGCTAAGGCAGCATAATGGAAATAATGCCCTGTGGATGGATCGGGCTCGCCATACTCTTCAATGAATTGTTGATCAGTGGTCATCAAAGTGATATTAGCGGTGTCACCCTTAGCTGAGTAACCTACCAAAGCTGCCGGAGCAGTTGCTACCCTTCGAACGATATCGCTGATATTTTTTTCCTGACTGTAAACTCCGGGCGAGAGATAAATTGACATTGCTTCTCCTTCTAACTAATAAATTTTAATTTCTTTTCAAAAAACTTTTTCCAGGCATCACGCCCATAATTCACTTTGATATTACAACTTCGACAAAGAGTTATCAAATTATCAGGATTGATATTCTCTTTTACATAATCTATATGATGAACACTAAGATTTTTTCCTTCCTCTTCTTGTGTTTTATCACAGAGTTGGCAAGTATGATTATCTCTTTCTCGAATCAACTTCTTTAACTCATCATTAAAATCAAATGGGTATGATCCGCCCGCTATCCCTCCCTGCCAATTGGGATGGTCGGAACCTCTACGACCCATCAACTTTTTACTCTCATCCGTATGCCCACATCCGTAAAAGCTATTATTCTTTCCCGTG